TCCTTCACCTGACAATCACCGATAAAAATTCCGTTAATTACAGCACGGAATTTCTGGGAATTATTCAGGCCTTCAATAATTACTTTGGTTCTCAATCTAAACTCCAAGGTTTCATTACACACACAATTGCAACAACAGCGGCCACACAGCCGAGAATTTCGAAAACTATCACTTGGTATATCCTCTTGCATATTTCGGGACCATTGCAACACGCTTCGAAATTTTCACTTTTTTATAATCACAATCGAGGAAGGTTTCGGCAGCCATCGCAAACTCGGCTTCTTTTTCAAGCTTCGCAATTTTCGCCATAATCTCAGCATAGGTCGGAACAGGCATCGAAGCAGCAGGATTCTTACGCTTCAGAATATCAGCCGGGGACACTTTTTTGACCTGGCTCATGGAAGTAATAAACAATTTAATATCCTTTTCTATCGTCAACACACCAATTCTATCAAAGGATGCGGCATTTGTCAAGAGGTCGGATGGGGCTGGTGCAAAAAAACAACAGTCCGGAGGCGAGTCCTGGTCTATGTGAGTGAGTACTTACTTACCAGTCGGAGGCTTCAGTATAACCGTCAGGTACGCTGCGGTCAAGGTCTGGAATATCGATAGTATAATCTTCGGCCGTCAGAGAGGCCAGAGAGGTGCCAAATTGTTTCTGCTTGGCAACGGCTTCGGGAGTTTTATTATATTCTGCTGCAACCTTTCGCATATTCTCTGAGACCTTCTGCGAGTATTCTGGTCTATCACGGTTCGCACAAGACTGGCCGCAATATGGGCCACGTTTTCGGTGCAGCTTCTTACAGAATTTACAGTTTTTTTCTTTATATTGGCCCATTCTTCACACAGGTTTTTCATGGTTTCCGATACTATTCGGTTGCTGCTCTTACTTATACCTAGGTTTTAAACTCTTTTTCTCATAGGTATTTCGATATTCTAATTCTTCCTTAAATATCACTTGTTGGCCTCTGTCCATATAGTTTACACAAGCCCACTCAATATAATGGTCGGGTAATTCAGATACGGTACGGCCTTTATACTTACCCCATGCCATCTTGGTCATTCTACGGTTTACATGGTCTTTATTCATTCTCCCTCCATTCCTTTCTCATGGTCTTATACTGTAGATTCTCTGCAGCTTTTCTACGGTATTCTAAAAAGATTGTAGCGGATTCTGCATAGTGGCAGGTGGCATGGTCTTTCTCTTGCGGTTTGATAGATCGGTCAGAATTATACTTTTTTCCTGAGTGATGGTTGGCATATCTTCTGGATCTTGTAAATCCCATTTCTAAGAATTTACGGCACATATCGGCACCAATAAAATCGTTTTTGGAAATAAAAGACAGGAACATTGTATAGATTTTCTTGGCGGATTTGGTGGCTTCGTTTGGTGTTTTAAATCTCCAATATTGGCAGATTTCGTTAGTGTATGGTCGGACTAATAAAACACCTTGCTCACCACGGCCTATACGATAATATGGCCTGGTTTTGGAATCGGTGAAGTCTAAGTCGGTGTATGGCAGGTTATAATCAAATTCTTTCATTACAGAAATACATCATTGATCTGGCGATTGACACGAATAAAGGTTGTGCATTTTGGCAATTGTTTTAAACTTGGCGCACCGACATAGGTACAGGTTGACCTTAGGCCGCCAAGTAAATCTCTGACGGTATTTTGAATTGGTCCTTTATATGGTATCTCTACAGTACGGCCTTCGGAGCTTCGATACTCGGCCACACCGCCATGGTGTTTTTCCATTGCAGTATCAGAACTCATACCATAGAATGTTACTTTACCATTTTCGATATGACCACCGCCTTCATCATGGCCTGCAAACATACCACCCACCATTACAAAGTCAGCACCACCACCAAAGGCTTTAGCAACGTCACCAGGACAAGTACAGCCGCCGTCAGCAATAATATGCCCGCCAAGGCCGTGAGCAGCGTCAGCACATTCGATAATGGCCGATAATTGAGGATATCCGACTCCAGTTTGGATACGAGTAGTACAAACACTACCAGGCCCAATACCAACTTTAATAATATCTGCTCCACGTAAAATTAACTCCTGTGTCATATCTGCGGTAACAACATTACCTGCAATAATTGTTTTATTGGAAAAGTTTTTTCGGACTCTTTCAACAAAGTCACCAAAATGCTCTGAATAACCGTTTGCAATATCAATACAAATAAACTGTATTTGTGGTTGAGACTGCATTATAATTTCAAGGCGACCAAATTCATTCTCGCTCGTCCCTGTTGATACAGCAAAGGTGTTTGCATCAAGATCAGGACAATTTATATTGTGATCGCCAATGCTATAGGCCTTGACCAATACAGTAAACAGTTTATGGAAGGCAAGAGCTTTAGCCATATTCCATGTACCAACACCATCCATATTTGCGGCCATGATTGGTATGCCAGACCAGGTTTGTTTACTATGGCGAAAGGTGTAGGTTCTTTCTAAATTTACTTCTTTGCGACTACTGAGTGTGGATCGTTTTGGTCTTATCAATACATCACGAAAATCTAATTTAATATCTTCTTCAATTCTCATAGTAAAGTCCTTTAAATTGCAAATTTCTCTTTGGCGTGTGATATAAGTGGTGGATAGTGGCCTCTGCGACAATCAAATTGGCGGCAGGCCTTTGGTCGAATGTCATAGATCGAGCATTTACCATCAATAAACATACCACAACCACCTTCCTTTTTACGATAAAGTGTAATGACAATATTGGCGGAAGGGTTTTCTTTTAACTGATGATCCGTTGGATTGACCAGACTGATTGGATATAATCCTGATGCAATTTCTTCTTGTGTCAGCATCGGTGCCAATAATTCACAGCATTTGGTACAGGTGCCACATGGTACATCGGATATCGGTTCATCAGAGGTAACCGCACTTAGAACCACAGGCATATTCGAATATCGATTCATTAAAAATCACTTTCTAGCAAAGTACGAGACTGTATATCAAAATGCCTTTCGATGGCATTTTTGGCATATTCTAATGAAATATATTGACCAAGATAATGCTCATTGGTAGGAGTTTTATATATCTTTGAGACCCATATATTGGTGTGCGATATATTGTGGACTTGGCCTACAATCAGGCCATCTTTGGTATTGTAATAATAGTAGCAACTAATATTGTTACCACCTTCTTTCCAATCATAATTTTTCATTCATTACGCCATTCACAAAATGTATTGTATTTTAATTTAGGGTTTTGTTTTATATAAACTTTCCATGCTTGGGTACAATCATTAATATTTACTCTTGGCCCTAAATCGGTTGTGACACCATTAATAACCAGAACAAGCACCCATGTTTTCAACATTTAATTGTTCCTTAACATATTGCAAGCCTTTATAGGCCAGAATTTCATCGGTCATACTATTAATAGATATTCGGATTCTATCACAATCTGTTGACAATAAAGGCAATATATGAGTTCGAATAAAGAATATTGCCTTATCACCAAGAGGTATGGTAACTTGCCTTTCGGCTCGATAATACATTTGATGTACCGTTTCATTTGACCACGGCTTCTTTACAGATGGCCTTTGGTTTAAATTCGGTGTATTTGATACAGTCCATACAGATCGCACAAATGGTCCTTTTTGTGTAATCATTGTGGCAATACTATCAGCCGCCGACATGATGAGTTTATTATCGGCCACAGGTTGGTGTATCTCAGCAAAGGTCTTATTAATCTTTTCTGCTGGATCCCAACCAGATGGAAAACACACAGATGCTATTTGCATGGATAATTTACCATCAGCATTTGGTGCCCATATCACAAAATCTTCTTGATATTTTTTGGTGGCCTCGCTGAAATCATTACACTTTAAATAATTCAAAATGTTTTCATGCAATTCTTCTGTTACATTGTTACCAAATATTGGCGAACATAATTTTTTCTTTTGATCAATGTAATCATCATATTGATCATCTTGATATGTTATGGGCTCGGAATCAGAAAGAGGCCTCATATTGGGCCTCATTCGGTATGGTACTTCAATGTCAAAAGGTATCACGGTGTTTGTTCCGTTTCTGTACCATTTGGTTTGAAATCCTTTAATACATTTTCTACACAATCTTCGGTCGATAAAATGTCCTGATAATCATTTGTATATGCGTCAGGATTTGGTAGATCACTATAATGATCCCAAGATGGTTTTTTAAATATCATATCCCAATTATTTTCAAATGTCTTGCGATCAACAGAAAATGGTCTTGGTGCTGAACCTTTTCCACCATCACTCATACTATCTCCTCGGCTTTGGTAGATTTGGTAATTTTTTCCATTCTTCTATCCATTTTTCATGCTCTTCTACTTTTCTTTGTACTTCAATCATTTTCTCTGTTTGTTTGTCATTCATGCGATCAATGCGGTCACGGTAATCATCTACCTTTTTATCAATTGAATTCAGTCTGGCTTCGGTAATCACCAAGCGTTCTTTAAAATAGTCTACATCGGCACCACGGGTGATATTAAACATAATGGACACGGAGGCAACGACAAAGGCGGCCAGAAGAAACATGGCCAACAAATTGATCTTTTCTGAATCGGTAAGAGATTTTATTTCGGTAATAAGAGATTTCATATTGGAAGTATAAATGATAAAAATCGTGTTGTCAAGTATTTAGATAGAATAAATAGGTAATTAATCAACCAAGAGGCAACCATGGCACTTACCAAGATTCAAGGTCAAAACATACAAGATTATGCAATTGATACCAATAAACTCTCAAATACTGCCGTGTCGGCTTTTGCTCAATCCCTTGCACCTAAAGTTACAACGGTAAATGTTGCCAATAGTGCCTATACCGTACTGGATGATACAGCAGTAAATATTGGCGGTGGTTATATTGTTGTAACGGGTTCAGACTTTCAATCTGGTGCGATTGTGTTGGTTGATACGACACAAGCCACTTCAACAACATTTGTCAATAGTACAACTCTCAGAGCAGAATTACCGGCTAAATCTGCCGCTTCTTACAATATCTATGTGGTAAATCCAGACGGTGGCACAGGTATTCGTGTCAATGGTGTGACATTTTCAGGGACACCAACGTGGGTTACTTCAAGCCCGCTATCAAATCAATTAGCAAATACTTCCTTTAATGTAAGTTTAAGTGCTACGAGTGCAACAAGTTATTCTAATACCACAGCATTACCAGCAGGAACACAATTATTATCGAATGGATATTTTTATGGTACAGTTACTATTGGTGCAGAGACAACATATAGCTTTACTGTGAGGGCTACAGACGCAGAAAATCAAGATGCAGACAAAACATTCAATGTTACGGTTACGGTTGCGCCACAGTATCAATTATGGTTATGGGGACGTAATAATTTTGGCCAGCTAGGATTTAATGATATAGTTGATAGATCCAGTCCAGTCCAAGTAGGATCTGGTACTAATTGGAATTTGGTGAGTATCGGAAGTTATAACACCATGGCTACCAAGACTGATGGTACTTTATGGACATGGGGATATAATATTCGTGGCCAACTAGGACTTGGAGATACAGTATATAGATCCAGTCCAGTACAAGTAGGATCTGGTACTAATTGGAATTTGGTGAATATTGGAGAATATAGCACCATAGCCACCAAAACTAATGGTACTTTATGGACATGGGGAGGTAATATTCGTGGCCAGCTAGGATTTAATGATATAGTACATAGATCCAGTCCAGTCCAAGTAGGATCTGGTACTAATTGGAATCTAGTGAGCATTGGAACCTCCTATAACACCATAGCCACCAAGACTGATGGTACTCTATGGACATGGGGAAGTAATCAACGAGGCCAGCTAGGATTTAATGATATAGTTGATAGATCCAGTCCAGTCCAAGTAGGATCTGGTACTAATTGGAATTTGGTGAGTATTGGAGCTTATAACACCATAGCCACTAAGACTGATGGTACACTATGGATATGGGGATATAATAATAATGGCCAGCTAGGACTTGGTAATATAGTTGATAGATCCAGTCCAGTCCAAGTAGGATCTGGCACCACATGGAGTGAGGTGAGTATTGGAGTTTATAACACTATAGCCACCAAGACTGATGGTACACTATGGATATGGGGACGTAATGATCACGGCCAGCTAGGACTTAATGATAGAGTATATAGATCCAGTCCAGTTCAAGTAGGATCTGGCACCACATGGAGTAAGGTGAGTATTGGATTTTATAACACCATAGCCACCAAGACCGATGGTACTTTATGGACATGGGGACGTAATAATCGTGGCCAGCTAGGATTTAATGATATAGTAAATAGATCCAGTCCAGTCCAAATAGGATCTGGTACCACATGGAGCAAGGTGAGTATTGGAAAATACAACACCATAGCCACCAGAACCGCATAAAATCATGCCACTTACCAAAATACAACCCCAAAACATACAAGATTATGCCATTGGTACGACTAAACTATCCAATACTGCCACCGTAGCCTTTACACAAACATTGGCACCTAAAATTACTTCTGTCAATGTTGCTAATTCTTCTTATACAATATTAGATGATACTGCCGTAGATACTGCTGGTGGTTACATTGTGATTAATGGGTCAGAGTTTCAATCTGGTGCCACAGTATTCATTGACACTACACAGGCCACGGCAGTTAGTTATGTGAATTCAACAACATTAAGAGCACAAGTACCTGCTAGATCAGCTGCATCATATAATCTTTATGTAATTAATCCAGATGGTGGATTTGGTATTCGTGTAAATGGTGTAACATATTCTACATCACCAACATGGGTTACAGGCAGCACTTTATCAAATCAATCAGCCAATGTATCCTTTAATGTATCATTGAGTGCTACTGGTGCCACAACATATTCCAATACTACAGCATTACCAGCTGGTACACAATTACTCAGCAATGGATATTTTTATGGTACTGTAACGATTGGTGCTGAGACAACATATAGCTTTACTGTAAGAGCCTCTGATGCTGAATTGCAAGATTCTGATAGGACATTTAATGTTACGGTTACGGTTGCGCCACAGTATCAATTATGGACTTGGGGATCAAACGGTAGTGTGGGAAAATTAGGAATAAGTATAAATGATGGATTTAGATCCAGCCCAGTTCAAGTTGCTGGTAATGATTGGAGTGAAATAAACACTTTTGATTATCAATCTGGATCAATAAAAACAGATGGAACTTTATGGACATGGGGAAATAATAGCTTTGGTAATCTAGGACTTAATGACATGATTAATAGATCCAGTCCAGTCCAAGTAGGAACTGGTACTAATTGGAGCAAAATTAGTATCGATAATGCAATGTTTGCTATCAAAACAAATGGTACTTTATGGTCTTGGGGAGATAATAATTATGGCCAGCTAGGACTTGGAGATCAAATTAATAAATCTAGTCCAACACAAGTTGGCTCTGCTACTAATTGGAATATTATTAAAGAAAGATATGGTGATGCAATTGCTCAAAAAACTGACGGTACTTTGTGGACGTGGGGATCTAATCTTAGAGGAAACTTAGGACTCAATCAAACAACTGCTAGATCTAGCCCAACTCAAATAGGATCTTCTACAGATTGGAATTTGGTTGATATAGGATATCGATCAAGTGGGGCTACTAAAACAAATGGTACTCTGTGGACATGGGGAGTTAATACTAATGGTTCATTAGGACTTGGAAACGCAATTGATAGATCCAGTCCAGTCCAAGTAGGAACTTCTACTAATTGGAATCTGGTGAGTGTTGGTGTCTACAGCCCCGCAGCCACCAAAACAGATGGTACTCTATGGCAATGGGGTAGAAATAATGCTGGCCAGCTAGGATTTAATGATATAGTAAATAGATCCAGTCCAGTTCAAGTAGGAACTGGTACTGATTGGAATAAAATTAGTAGTGGTCTATATTTTACGTTAGCGACAAAAAATAATAATACATTATGGGCATGGGGAAGTAATAGTGGAGGAGAATTAGGCCTTAACGACAGAACTCCTAGATCTAGTCCAGTACAGTTGGATTCTAGTAAGTGGATTTCAATAAATGCTGGATACCAGAACACTATGGCTATCAAACAAGCATAACAGAGAACAAATATGTCACTTACACGAATAACATCAGATTTTAAATCTCCAACTCTAAATGAGGATCTAAGTCGCAAATATAGTTAATGAATTTTACTGCATCATCTTCATTGTCGAAATAACGAATAATGGTCTGACCAGTAAATGGTGAAATTAAGAATAAAAGAATATTGTGAGAATGGTAGGTGGAAAACTTAATCCACCAACCATTTCTATTGACAGGCAACCAAGAACGAGTATTATTTGCTATTTGCAGATACCGTTGAAAGTTGTTTTCCTGCTTTTGTAATTGCTTCTTTTGCATATTCCGTGCCTTTATTTACAGCATCTGCTGCACTCACAGTATATGTATAAAAGAATTTGTCTGTAACAGTATTAAAAAACTTCAAAGTCTCTTTAAATACCGAGTTCTGATAGTCGATGGTTTGAATGGCCACATCAGTAGATTTGGCAACGATTTCATCGATTTGTGGTACTTTAGCGTTTTTAAAATAGTCAAACATGTGAATCTCCTTTAGACGATTGATTGAGTTTATTCCATAAATCTACGGGTTTTTTTATAATATTCGGCACGCTTCATTTGGCCTTCAATCATAGAATCCCACAGCATTTGTAGAAAAGATTTAAATTTCAATAACATTGTAACCTCCTTAAGCATTACAATATTATTTAGTATATTTTATGTTGCAACCGCACATTTTTGTGGCAAAGATGATGTAATTCTACCAGATGATAAATAAATGTGGTAATCTTGGTATTGGCGTACCAAGAAACCCGGTCGGATCAGGCTGTCCCACATAACTATCTATATCAGTCGGAGATAACTATGAATTGTCTAATTTGTAATAAACCCATTTTTCGCAAAAACAAAAAAGCTTGTTCGCCTTCACATGAAAAAATTATTGCTGCCAAAATTGGCGCAGGTTATTTTCACGAACATAGAAACAAACAAAAACCACTATGGCGTGACATTAATAAAATAAGCGAAATCTATGATGAATGTAGAAGAATAACAGAACAAACAGGAACTCCACATCATGTGGATCACATAATACCCTTACGTGGTAAAAATGTCTCTGGATTGCACGTACATCAAAATTTGAGAATTATTTCATCAGATGAAAATCAAAGAAAAAATAATAAATTTTTACCTGAATTATTGTGAAATGAAGCTGAAAATATTATAAGTATCGGTGTCCGGTTTGAAATTAAGATGCTTTAGCTTTAAGGTGGTCCTTCCGAATCCTACAGGACACCCACTCATTATAGTATGAATCATTCATCAGAGCGTGGCGGTTGAAAATCTCAAAAGTTTCCCAATAAGAACACTCACTACGACTTTTACAGAGGTGTAAAATCTCTCTAGTGTATTGATCTGCACCTTTTTCTTTTACTTCCTCTTGTAATTTCTTATTACTTCCCCAATAGTTTTCCCAATCAGAGGCGACACGAATTCTTTTCTTTTTACCTTTTACTTGTTTAGTTTTAGATTTAGTAAAGAATTTCTTGCCAATATACTTTCGGCCAGTTTTGTTGTGAGTGATGAGATAGACAAAGCCAAAGAACCCTTCGGTTTCTTCGGCTGTTATCTCATTGATGGTATTATGAAAGTACCAGGTCATTCATCATCATCAACTTCTTCATGTTCCGTAATATATTCTGCACAAAACGGACAATGGAGTGGATCAGTTTCAGTCTGATCCTCATCGTATTTAATCGTAAACTCAGAACCACAATTATCGCATATATGATGTAGATTTGTCATATTAACACCATGAAGATTTCTTTTCACCAAAATAAGGTCTTGCGTGGCCATTGGCGATTAGTAATTGCGATAAACGCTGACCATTAATAACCACATCACCAAGCACACGGCCGCCATATTTATCATGGTCTTTTAATTCAATCAATACTTGTTGGCCAGATTGATATGCACGATTCAATACATCTTTGGTAAATTGTGTGGCTCTCTGTGCAGCTTCATTTTCTTTTGGACATAATGCACGATGGCCTTTTTCTGGTGTATCAACGCCTAATACACGAATTGATAATTTCTTTGGTAATGGATCAGGCATAAATGGTACATTAAATTCTACGGTATCACCATCAATAACACGGGTGATTTGCCAATTATATGGATTGGCCATGGCGGTTGAACCCATCATAACAAGAATTGTAAATAATAGTTTTTTCATTTCTCTCCCTTACAAATTAAATTTTTATCACATTTTTCCATTGTGCCATCTTGTGTATTCATGCGTATAATAGTACCTTCTGAATCAATATTGAAGGTGTATTTGGCATTGTTTACCTGAGGCATCATTACTTGATAACCTAATAACAAAGTCATAATTAAAGTTAAACCAAACATTGTGAATTCTTTTTCTTATAATCTTCTATGGCCGCTTTGATTGCATCTTCAGCCAAAATTGAACAATGTATTTTGACTGGAGGGAGCGCCAGCTCTTCGGCGATTTGAGTATTCTTAATAGTTGATGCCTCATCAAGAGTTTTACCCTTGACCCATTCCGTGACAAGAGAACTGCTTGCAATTGCGGAGCCGCAGCCATATGTCTTAAACTTCGCATCAGTAATAATTCCTTCATCATTCACCTTTATCTGCAATTTCATTACATCGCCACAGGCTGGAGCACCAACCATACCTGTACCAATTTTCGTTAAATCTTCTGTTTTTGCAAAAGATCCTACATTTCTAGGATTTTCATAATGGTCTATTACTTGAGCTGAATATGCCATTTTTAAACTCCAAAAGATGAACCACAACCACACTTGGTTGTTACATTAGGATTTTCCATAACAAATTGTTCACCGCCTAATTCTTTTTTATATTTAACTGTTGTGCCTTGCAAATATTGTGATGACATACTATCAACTAATAATTTTATATCATCTTTCACATCAAAAACAAAATCATCTTCATTGATGGCATTGTCCCAAGTAAAACCATATTGAAAACCAGAACAACCGCCACCTTGAACAAATATGCGAAGGCCTTTTACTTCAGGATCATTTTCTTCTACATATAACTCTGCAATTTTGTTTATTGCTGTTTGATCTATTGTGATCATGCTGCTTTGCCCCATACATCTTCCCAATCACCAGACAATGCACCTTTTGCATAATCAGTTACACGATTCTCAAAGAAATTGCCGTGAATTGGACTGTTAATCATTTCTTCAACCCATGGTAGTGGGTTCTTTTTAACTTTAAAAATACCTTTCATACCAAGGCTAATTAGTCTACGATCAGCAATATATCGAATGTATTGTTTCACTTCATCTGATGTTAGATTTTGCATTGGTCCCATATCAAATGCAAGGTCAATGAATTTATCTTCTAATTCAACCATTTTACCTGCAATAGTATATATCTGACCTTTTAACTCATCATTCCAAATCTCTTTGTTTTCTTCAATATAGGTTCTAAACAACTTAATCATTGATTCTGTGTGCATGGTTTCATCAACAATTGACCATGTAACAATCTGTCCCATGCCTTTCATTTTACCATGTCGTGGAAAATTCAATAACATAATAAAAGAACTAAACAACTGCATACCTTCTGTAAATGCAGAGAATACGGCAATATGTTTGGCTGTGTTTTCTTTACTTGAATTTTGATTAGAAATATCTAGAATGTATTCGTGTTTTTGTTTCATTGCATCATATTCAAGAAACTGATTGTACATAGTTTCTGGCAAGCCAAGAGTTTCAATTAAGTGTGAATATGCAGCCACATGTAATGCTTCACGAGCCGCAAAGCCAAGAAGCATCATACGAACTTCTGGTTGTGCAAAATAAGGTAAATAGTTTTTAACATAGCCACCAGCAACATCTATATCGCCTTGTGTGAAGAATCGAAAAATGTGTGTAAGAAACTGTTTTTCTTCTTTTGTAAGTTTATTTTTCCAATCTTTTACATCTTCAAGCATAGGCACTTCTGTATGCAACCAATGAATCTGTTCATGTTTTAACCATGCTTCATATGCCCATGGATAATAAAAAGGTTTGAATGAATTTCTTTCTTCTGTTATGTTATGTTTTCTCTTTACCATACTTATTCTCTCTTATAAATTTTTTTGCGATTGATAACGATGACGAAACAACCATGTGCATATCCATGTAGGTATAAAGGCCGCATCGGCCAATGAATGTCACCTTATCATTTTGTATGTCTTTATATTTTTTGTATAACAATTTCGTATTTTCAGTCATCACGGGATAATACTTTTCACCTGTTTCTTTATAGTCGCATGGTTCTTCATATGTAACGGTACTGTAATTCATATTCTCACCATGCATTGGTATTTTTTTCCATTCTGTAACTCTTGTAAATCGACCATCATCTGTAAAATTTACTGTTGTACAAGGCAGTATTTCATCTATGGGTACTGTTATCGTATGAAAATGTATTGATCGATATGGCAATTCGCCATAGCAATAATCATAATATTCATCTATGGCCATCGAATTAAAGATATGATCATATTCATTTTCCATAGATTTATGATAATCACGATTTAAAAATACATTTACACCATCTAATATATTTTCAAACATTTTTGTGTAGCCTTCAACAGGCATATATTGATATTTGTCAGTAAAACAACGATTATCTGATGTATCTCTTGGTTTTACTCTATCAAATACATCTTTACTTATTTCATCGTAATATTGTCCCCACATTTTGCGTGAGTACGGTTCAAAAAATGTTTTAAAAACATCTTCTTTATTTACGACCAATAAAGTATTTCTATTTACTGGAAATGGTACAAATGCACCACTTTTTAATTTAGCTTTTATTTCGTGTTCATATGGTATCCAATCAGTAAATTTAGATAACCATTTAAATACTTCTTCATTGTTAGTATGAAACAAATGAGGGCCATACTTATGCACACGAATACCAAAATCATTTTCAAAATCGTAAGCATTACCTGCTATATGTGGCCGGCGATCAATCACATCTACATAAAATCCAGCATCATGTAATTCTCTGGCCACTACGGCGCCAGCATAACCTGCACCAACAACTAGTATGCGTTTTTGTTCCATAATTCTTGAAAATCGTTACAGAAAAATGAAATATCTTCTTTTGTACTTACATGTATTGCTAAAGTTTTCATGGGCATCAACATAGCTACATCAGGTTTTGTCCATACATTTGATAGACTGGTGCCTTCCCATTTACCATCTATCTCACCTATCTCCATCAATTTATTAAATTCTTCTTTATATTTTGTAATGACAGATTTCTTTATCATAAACGATTCGTGTGTGAACCATGTGGTACGATAGTATCTGTCTGGTCCTGGTGATACAATACATGGTCTGATGTAAGTATCATTAAATAAGTTTTTAGGATGAAAATATAATTGCACAAAATCTTGTGGAAATATGCCAATTTCTGTTTTCATATCAAATGATTGAAAGTAATACCATGCTTCAACCATCTTTCTTATCGAATCATTATAATGTAAATAATCATCCTCTACAATATAAACTAATTCATCTTCAGGTAAAGTATCAATGTAGTCATATGCCACTTTTACTGAATATCGTGACTTTTGTTTACCATTTAGACCTGTTTGATCCCTCTCAGGTAAAAAATTAAATGTTGCTGTTGGTGCAACTTCTTTTATTTTATCTTTAGTACATTCACTTGAATTATCATCTATGATATGTAATGAATATTTACCATATGATTCTAAAGAATTTACTAAAGAAATTAAACAACGAATAATACATTCATCTTTGGCCACTATTCTATCAGTCGCCAAAGAAACTCTATCGCATGTTCTTAATACAACATTAACCTTCACAAGCCAAACACACTTCTTCTGTCGCTAATTGTTTTAAATCAATCTCTTGTATTACTTCACGCTCAATTTTTTTAGCAACTTTATCAGCTTTGGCCAATTTTTCTGAACGACAATAATAAAGAGTTTTCAATCCTTGTTTCCATGCCTGAAAATGTACAGCATGTAAGTATTTTACATTAACATCTGGTCTAAAAAACAAATTGACAGACTGCGCTTGGTCAATGTAACTTTGTCTGTGAGCTGCATGGTCCACGACCCATCTTTGGTCAATTTCCATACTGGTTTTATACACATCTTTTGTCCACTCATCAAGAAACTCAAGGTGTTGAACGGACCCATCATTGGCGATGATAGACGACCAGATTTCGCTGTAATCAAGATTTTTGTCTGCATCACATTTCTCCTTGATGATTTTATCCAAATAACGGTTTTTGTTTAGAAAGGCACCACTTAATGTATCTTGTCGATATGCATTTGCTCTAAAAGGTTCAATACTTGGTGATGTATTGCCCATTATGATTGAAGAAGAAGCGTTAGGAGCAATGGCAAGCATATGACTAAACCTGCGACCAGTACCAACGGCATCGGGAGCCTCTCCCCGTTTGGCACCCAACGAAAGATTGGCAGCATCTAATTTCTCCTTAATATGTTTAAACATTTTATTGTTGGCACTTGTGGCCAAAGCAGATTCCCAAGCAATATTGTTTCGCTGCAAATAAGCATGGAACCCAAGAGCACCAATACCAATAGAACGCTCTCTGCTGGCACTATACTTTGCACGAGCGATAGAAGAAGGAGCATTGTCAATAAAGTACTGAAGAACATTATCAAGCATTTCAGCAACATCGTGCAAAAAGTTTGGATCGTTTTTCCATTCATCGTAATACTCCAAATTAACTGATGATAAACAACAGACAGCTGTACGCTCTTTATCTGTTGGTAAAATAATTTCACTACACAAATTACTTTGTTTAATTGATAGACCAAGTTTCTTTTGAAACTCTGGCATTAAACGATTACTTGTATCAATAAAATGCAAATAAGGTTCACCTGTTTGCATACGAATTTCTAATATACGCTGCCACAATTCACGAGCCGATACTGTATCACGAACCTCACCACTATGAGGATCTTTTAAATGCCATGTATCATCAGCATGTGGATCTAACATACATTTTTCAATTAGATGCATGAAATCATCTGTAACATTAATGCCATGATGCAAGTTCAAGCAACGCATATTCTGGTCGCCTGTTGGTTTCCTCATTTCTAAAAAAATGAGAATATCAGGATGACTAATATCAAGATAAGCAGCGTAAGAACCACGCCTAGTTCTGCCCTGCCTGTAAGCGAGAGAAGAAGCATCATAGGTACGCAAATGAGGCATAACACCAACCGACTTATCATCAGCAGAGCGAATTCCAATTCCAATTCCAACCCCTCCTCCTAGCATTGAGAGCCAATTTACTTCCGCCAGACAATCGACAAGGCCTTCTGCGGAATCATCAAGATACGGGAGAAAACATGAAATAGGCAGACCACGCTTAGAGCGGCCAAAAGATAAAATGGGAGTAGAATAAGAAAGCCAATGTCGAGAAGAATACTCATAAAGCCTTTGCGAGTGTGCAGCATTCGTCCCAAAATGTTTAGATACATATGCAAACCTTTCTTGTGGTGAGTTTTCATCCTCACGCATATAACTCTCTTTTAATCTTTTGATACCTAATTCATCAAACAATGAATCTCTAGTGAAATCTACGGTGATGCCGTGAACAATATCAGACATGCAATACTCCAGTTATTATTATTTTGTTACGAATTCATTTGCCATGGGGAATACCGTGGCAATTATTTCTGCACATTTCTGTGCTATTTCTATATGTTCTTTTTGTGTGCCATTCGCTGAGCGAAGTTGTATGTAGTGTATCCATGATCTTAATGTGCCATTCATGTATAATCTCGAAATTGTAAGTCCTTCAGGCAATACAGCACGAGCTTGTTCTTTTGCTATACCATTATCTATGGCCCATTGATATGCAGTTTTTGCTTCACTTAATACACGATTCTGCATAATTCTCCATGAGTATTTTAATAATTCATCATCTGTTTCAACGGAGTTTTGACGATTCTTTTCATCTTGTAATCTTGCATCCCTTAAAACAAAATCTAAATCTTTAGTTGGGTCGGCGTAACGCTGAGAAAACTCTTGAAAACTAAATGAACGGTGACGAAGCATTTGTCTTGCAATATCTCTTGTGGTTTCTATTTCTAAACACATGTTCACCATTTCAAGTGGTGACCAATGCTGATGCTTAATAAGATAACGAATTAATTTCTCACTAGTTTCTTTGTTGGCTTGGTTGCTAGGATTTGATACTCTCGCACAAAAAGCAACCAATTCTGTTGTGTTCTCAGCGAAATGCATCGCTGGTTGTGTATAACTAATCAATTCAACTTTCATACTTTTTTCCAAAATGTAAACTTGGCTTGTGCCTCAAGACCTTTGAAGGAGTTACTACTTATAATACTTTGTATTTCTGTTTTTGTTTTTCCATTCATGATCATTTCATTTATATCTTTACCAATCAAATTATCTGGCCAAATTACTACAAAATGATCTAATTTGATTGCATTTTGCATCAATTTCATCACTTCTTTATTTCTTGGTTCATTGTCAAATATTAAAATCTTTTTACCTACTGAAATACTTTTTGCTGCAAGTGTAAGATTGGCATCACCGGAGGCAACACAATTATCAATAAACAATGAATCAAGTGGTCCTTCGACAATATAAACATCTTTTGATCGATTGACACGATCCATGCCAAATATCAATTTATCAGTAGATTCTTTTGTTCTTATAGTAACATATCTTAATGTTTTGTCACTCGTTACTAATGCACGGCCAGATACAGCAATCAATTCATTATACGCATCATAAAAAGGAATTACAAGTCGTGCATCATCAAGTAATTGTTTTCCGTGATTTGGTATGAGTGCATCAACAAATTGTTTATAATTTTGTGTAAATAACAATCTTTCATAATGTGATTTATCTATTTTTCTGTGCTTTAGATAATCAAGACAAAAGTGGCCTTCTGGCAGTTTATCACACCATTCTGCGTGTTCAAATGTTTTTGCCTTTTCAAGTTTATCGAACCTTGTTGGTGTAATGTTAAGAATTGTGTTTGCAAGTTTTGAATTATTGGTCTTACCCGATGTGTATCGTTCAAGAGAATACTCTTTGTACAAACTTTCATCTACATGCTTTATAAAATTACCAAGACTTAAACCTGCACCACAATTATGGCAGGTGTAAAACAAATCATTTAATTTACGATAAACATAACCACGAGCCTTTGTTTTATTTTTCTTACTGTCACCACAAATTGGACAGGAGAAATTCCAAAGGTAATCATTCTTCTGCTTGAAATTACGCAGACGAAATGACATTAGACGGACATATTTAGAATCAACTGATAACATAATAAAGAGTATAACAAAAAACTACAACAAAAACAAGTCTATTTGAAAAGTGTACCTAAAACACCTAGATTGACATTACCGATAACCCAACCAAGTGCGATGGCTGCACCGAGGATCATCCATTTATACTTATCGATTTCTTTTAAAGTATCGCTAATTTTATTGCCATTATCTTCCTGTTTATGGCGAATAAGATCGGCACGAATATTGTCAAGTCTTTCGGTAATTCTAACCTCCACTTGATCAATTCGTTCATGTATTTCACGGCTAACTGTAGTAATGCGTGAATGTAATTCTTTTATATCTTCTTGCAAATTATCTTCCGATTTTTCGTGTTGTTCGTGGCGTTGTTCGTGAATGGTTAACATACGAATCATGTTATCATTCATTTCTTGAATCTTTTCTATAGATTCAGATAGTTTCTCGCATACCCTATCAGTTTGTTGAACATCTTTTTCCAACAAACCAACTTTTAATTCGAGAGCATGCATTTTTTCTTCTTCAGGATACATCTTTGTTACACCTTATTGCGGCAATTTGATCGATGAGTGTTTTTAATTCTACCATTCCTTGTTCAATCTTTTCAAGTGCCATTTTAACTTCAATTCTCTCTTGGTGTATATGTTCAATGTATTCTGTTACTGGTTTTGAAATTGTTGGTGGTTGAATTGTGGGATAAGACACAGGATTTATTTTCATAGTTTTGGTGCCTCGCTCTTTTTTGCAAATTTTTCGGATGCAGTAACTCCAAGGCCGGCGATGGCAATATACATCATACCCTCAAACACGTTTGGATCTACCTTTAAATCCCAAATTAAATCTGCAACAAAGGCGATAGCACACAAAATAAATGCGGCGATTGTTACTGCTCTTTTACTGCTGATAAGATCATCTGTACCATCAGATAACATGCTGTGAAACCAATTCACGCCAAAGCACTCACAATTGAAATAGCAGTTGTAATTGCAGCATGA